GGCCAATCATACAAGCCTACTATCATCTCTCGATCACACAACCACTGTATCTTCGTCTCACTAGGATCAAACATTCTACGCGTCTCTGTGTAGTTAACACCTGGCATTAGCTGCATGCTATTAGCAAAATAATTACCCTTAGCATTACTCATAGAGCTGAACTGCGTTTGGAATGGTAACGAACCACCATCTTGCGATGGATGGTCTAATGGAATGAAATCCTCCACCCAATCAGCAATATCAGCAATATCATCAACAGTTTCTGCCGCATCGTCTTCACCACAATCACCAAGTAAATTAGCGAACGAACGAGCAATCTTAACTCCACCAGAAATAAATCCTTGTGAGTACACCTTAGGCAAATAGAACCGACTACCTGACAACTTTACAAAGACAGAGATAGTTACTTTAGTCTCAGAGGCTGACGCCAACGGAACAAGCACTTGTCCAAATACTGTACCTAATCCAACATACGATTCTTCAGCTATCTCCTCAGTATTCAACACTGGGTAAGGATAACGGTACGGCACATGTAACGTAACTGATCCACCTGAATTAGCATTCAACACAACATGATCAGTCGACAACAAGTTCTTGTAAGTAGTTGACGCCGACAACAAAGGCATAAAGTATAGTACGACAGCACCATAACAGAATGGAGTACTAGCCAACTCAAAAGTTACATCAACACCTCCGTGCCAATATGTAAAATAATTGAATGGCATAAATGAGATTGAAGTAGACCCAGCACTCTTAATAACATTAGGAACAGAAAATGAGAACAATACCGTTCCGGCGGCCGATGTACTAGACCAAGTATAGGTCGCAGTGAAATTATCACTACGTGTACCCATAACTAAACTTCCAGGTCCAGCATTCAACGCACGACTAATCAATGTCTCACTAATATTACGAGGCTGATCTTGCTTTTGCTTATCATTAATCACATTCTGCTTGGTCAACACTTCACCACTAACAGCTTCTTTCTTTGCAATAGGAGTTTTAGGTTGCGGGATTTTACCTTCATTCTTATTCTCAACCTTCGGAATTTCTTCTTTCTTCTCTAGATTGTTGTTCTTCTCCTGCATGTTAATATCACCAGGCGAACTAGACTTTTTCTCCTCTCCTTGAGCCACAACAACACTATAACAAGTAGTTGCTGATGCTTGACGATCACGACGTCCGTAATAATTATCATCGATAATATAATAACGCTTCAAAATCTCAACGAACCAATCAAACTTCTCTTTACTACCAACAGCAAGATAATGTAAGAATTGATCAATCGTTTTCTCAACGTTAAATGACGAACGCACATAATCCAAATGGGAGAAAATAGTTGCCTCACGCAACAAACCAACATACAATCCATGAACTTTAACAAACGTGGAACCCAAATATGAACACTCATCAAACGCCTTATAAGGGACCACAGGAATTGTCTTATCTTCATTGGTGTAGATCTGGCCAATCTCTTTCATCTTCTCATACACGGTGATTGAATTGAAATCTGGAACATCATTACTGACACTCAACAGATGATCATCACCAAGAAAGGCAGCAATTACATTATCAAAGAACTTCTTTGATGGATATAACTGATTAAACACCCACATAAAATACAGACAATTCTGAATACAGTTCTCATGGGTAGTAAAGAAACAACCACTAAGATGACAATGTTTGAAACAAACCAATGCATCATCCATCTGTACTAGAGGAGTGATCTCATGTTCAACGAACAAATCCCAAGCTTTATCTGAGAAACCAGGAATCTTTGACGCAAAATGCTTAATCACAGAATATGAATATTTCTGAAACTCAGGATGATAATGTTTATCAAAGCTAGAGTAATCTCCAGCAATAAACCGATCATATCCGCGATCAACCATATATTCATACAAACCCTGTGCATCATATGAATTAATATTCATACCAACAGAGAATATACTACGATTACTCAAACGATTCCATTGTCCATATAAACAACCATACATCATACGGAAAACTACTGCAAAC